GTTATATATAAAAAATAATATCAATTATATATATAGATATTTAATGAATAAAAAATATAAATCAAAAAAAAAAAAAAGATTTCATATAGGTGGAGAAGTAATTGATCATGGTGGATTTGGATGTATTTTTAAACCTTCTCTTCGTTGTATTAATTCTGATAATAGAAGTGGTGATATAAGTAAAATGTTTCTAAATAAATATATAACTCAAGAATGGGCTATAATTAATGCAGTTAAAGAAATAGTTATGAATATTCCTAATTATGAGAATTATTTTTTAATAAATGATTTTGAAATGTGTCAACCAGCAGAATTAGATGATAATGATAAAATAAATATAGATAATTGTAAGAATTTAATAAAATATCAAATCAATAAAGAAAATATTAATTCTAAATTGAATGAAGTTAAGATAATTAATATGCCATTTGGTGGAAAAAATATATATAAAATATTTAAAGAAGAAAATCACACCCAAATTGGTTTTTCTAATATAAATAATGCTCTTATAAATCTTTTAATAAATGGTATAAAACCTATGAATAAATTAGGATTATATCACTTTGATATAAAAGATGAGAATATTGTTTTTAAAGATGGATTTACTAAATTAATTGATTGGGGACATTCGGGAATTTCAACTCCTACTAATAGTATACCTACAAATATTACTAGATTGGCTTTATCATATAATTTACCTTTCTCGGTTACGCTTTTTACAAATGAATTTAATAAATTCTATACATCATATCTTTCATCCATTAAATCTCCAAAATCTTTTAATCAATTAAAATCAATAATGGAACAATATTATTATATGAGATCTATGCCTGAGTATGGTCATATTCGAGATATACGTAAAATATATCTTCCACATATATTAAAACTTTCTATAAAAAATGTTAAATCTATAGATAATCTTATTTTAGATTTAATATCATCTTACTGTGCGAAGGTTTTAATAAAATATACTGATTTTACAAATAAAATATTTAATAAAGAACGTTATTTTAAAGAAGTATTTTCTCATAATGTAGATGTATATGGTTTTATTATGACTTATATATATTTAATAATAACTGATTATTTAAAAGATGAAACTCCATATTTTAATTTATATAAAATCAATGTAGCAAATATAATAATAAAATATTGTTATAGTGATTTTTATGCAGACAAACCATTTGATATAGATAATTTAATTTTTGATCTAAAAAATATAATGAACGTTAATTATAAAGAAAAACTGCATATTGAATTAATAATACCCAGTAAAACAAAACATACAACAAAGACAAAATCAACATTACAAAAAAGAAAAAAGAAAAAAAAAACTACAAACAAAAGAAAAACAATAAAAAAATAAAATTTTTCTGGTAAAACTAAAAAAATTAAAAGTAATTAAAAACTAATGTATCACTAAAAAGTATAATATATATTAAATATATATATATATTATGAAATCATACAAAATAAAAAGAAAAACAAATAGAAAAATAAAAAGAAAAGCAAATAGAAAAATAAAAAGAAAAACAAATAGAAAAATAAAAAGAAAAACAAAAACCCAAAAGGCAGGTAAAGTTATTCAAGCTGGTTCATACGGTTGTGTTTTTAGCAATCCAGCACTTAAATGTAAAGGTGAACAAAATCCTAGAGATAATATCAGTAAATTATTAACTACAAAAGAAGCATATAATGAATGGAATGAAAATTTAAAAATATTACCTAAAATTAATAGTATAGTTAATAGTAATAATTATTTCTTAATTGCAAATAATGAGCCATGCACACCAAATAGATTAACATCTGCTGATAAAGAAGATTTTGACGAAAAATGTAAAATTTTTTCAAATATTAGTGTAAACAATATAAATGAAAAATTAGAATCTTTAAAGATTTTACATATGCCAGATGGAGGAGTTAATATATCAGAAATATTTACAGTAAATTCTTTGAAATATAGATTTGTAGATGTTAATAATGCATTAATTAATCTTCTAAAAAATGGAATTATTCCCATGAATAGTAAAGAATTATATAATGTATATCATTTAGATATAAAATCAGATAATATTTTATTTAAAAATAATAATGCGCGATTAATAGATTGGGGTTTAGCAATTACTGGTATAAATAATAAATTACCAAATTCTTTAAAAAAGAAAAATTTATACAATAATTTTATTTTAATTAATAATCCATATAGTTCTTTTATGTTTTGTGATACATTTAATAATTTTGTTATGCAAAGATCAAACTATAAAATTCCAGAATTATATAGTGATATTGAAAAATATTATAGAGAAAATATGTTTATTCCAGGTAATGGTCACACTGATACTTTAATTTTACTATTTAATCAAATACTCAAAATATTGAATATATCTGACTTAGGCGAGTATGGAATAATATCTGAAAGTATATTATTTAAAATTATAATAAATTATTTAAACCATATTGTATTAAAATATACAAGTAATAAAGATGAACCAACAAAACCTTTTATATTTAAATATTTTGAAGATGTTTATTCAAAAAATGTAGATGTTTGGGGTTTTATATCTTCTTATATTTTATTATTAAATTTTAAATCTGAAACCATAAAATTAAAAATAATAAATATATTTTTAGATAACTTTTTTTCTATTAAATATGCTGCTGACCCTATAGATATAAATAATTTAATTAATCAGTTATATAATTTATTTAATGATGATATTTTTGTTAATAAACAAAAAATACGAGAAAAATTAAAAAATATTATTAATATGGCTATTACAAATGATTTGTATAATTTAGAAAATTTTAATGAAGAAGAATTAGAAAAATATAATAAAATAGATATGGAAATATTTACTAATAGTAGTCCAATATTTAATGTTTCTACAAATACAGAATCAAAAACATCATCACCTAATATAGCAGCTTTTATACCAAGTTCTTTAATGAATAATCCTTCATATAACAAAAGTTTTATTGATGAAATATTTCCTATTACAAAAACTAGTTCAAAGATAATATCTAAATAGAATTAAAAAATAAAATTATTTACAACTTTATTATACTATTTAGTTACCTTAAAATTTAGTCAATTAATTATAAATTAAAAAAATATTAATATATTTTTTAATTTATATAATGAAACTAGAACTCTTAATATTAGGTGTAACATCATTTTTAATTATGAATATATATCATGATGGAAAATATATTAAAATTATGAAAACATGGCAAAAATATTATCAAATGGCCTTCTTTGGATTTATTGGTCTTTCTCTCTACATTTTTATTAAAAAGCATCCTTCTCATAGCAGAAGTCTTTTTACACATGCAAATAGTATAGTTAAATATATGCCAATAGATAAGGAAAGTTCTGACTTTATATCTCCACTTTTAAACATTACATCTCATTTTTCTAAAAATTCTGGGGATATTCATCAAACACCACAGTATAAACGAATGTTAAACAGTGGTAGTGCAAATACACAAACAACAAAACGATCTGTTAGTGAAACTAAAAAAAAATTTATAGCTGCTAATCAAAACTGGAAATGTGCACATTGTAATTGTCAATTACAAGCTTGGTATGAAATTGACCATAAGATACGATTAGAGAATGGAGGAGATAATCATATTAATAACTTAGTAGCATTATGTAGAAATTGTCATGGGGAAAAAACAGCAATGGAAAGTATGATATAAGGATAAAGCCTACTCTTAAATATCTTTATTTAAAAAGGACTAAGTTTTTTTAAAATAAAAAATTTATATTATACTTATAAAGAGGAATAGCTTAAAAATGAAAGAATTAGAATTTAATAATGTTAAATTTTATGTAGGACAATCAGCTAAAGAAAATTGGCAGTTATTAGATAAGGCAAAAATAGAAAATAAAAATTTTGTATGGTTTCATTTAGATAGTTTTCCATCTCCATATGTTTTTATGTGGTCATCAATAAGTAATTTAGAAAAATTAATTAAAGAATCTAAGGAAGTTAATTCTACTAATATAGATCTCTGCCCGACGATTGATCAATATATTAATTATGGTGCAACACTATGTAAAGAATATAGTAAATATAAATTTTTAAATGATTTGAAAATAATGTATACAACAGTTAGTAAATTAAAAAAAACAGATATTGTAGGAGAGGTTGATATTAAAGGAAAAAGTAAAATTATTAAGTTATAATATAATATAGTTGAAAAGTAGAATAGTTTCACTAGTTTTTTATATCAATTTATTATAGTATGGAAGAAACTGTTGAAGAAAATGTGAAAAATTATATGTATAAAAAATTTAAAGAAAATGAAGAAAATACAAAAAAAATTTCGTCTTCATTTGGTTATTCTTTTTTAACTACATCACTTATACCATTATTTATAATTTATTTTATTCTTTTTATATATGTATTACCTAAATATTACAAAGCTGATAAAACTACAAAAATGTCACAATTCATTCGGTTTATGAAAAAAGGTTCTATTGGATTATTAATTCTAATATCTATATTTGCTTTTAGTTTTTTATCAGGTTATTCTTTTTTAATTACTTTACTAGTGCTATCATTTGTAACATTTTTTAGTTTTTTTATATTTGTATTACCATTGTATTATCCGGAATCGAATGATATAAAAAAAATGAAAAAAGCTTCTATTGGATTGTTATCATTATTTTTATTAGTTTTTTTTATAGTATCTATAGTTTTTTTAGCTATAAACAATGAAATGCTTGCTTGGATTATGTTAATACTTAATTTTATATTTGTTATTGGAGGTTTAGCTCTATTATATAAATATTTTAAATTGTATAAATATGAAGATGATAAAGATACTACATCATCAATAGGATTATCTCTTTTAAAAAATATAATATTTTATATACCATGTTTGCTATTAAATTTTATTGATTTTATTAAGTATCAATATAAAATTACAACACGACCAATATGGATCCTTTTTTTTATAGAAATTGTTGTAATTATTTTACGATTATTAATACCATTTTTATATAAAAAATATGGAAATCGTGATGGTAAAGTTTTATTAGATAAACCTGTGAATTTAAATAAAGAAACTGATTTAGGTATTTTTCAAAATATAGATCCAACAACAAATAATAAAAATACTTCGGATACAGAATTCCCATATAAATATAATTATGCTCTATCTTGTTGGATTTGGATTAATTCAAATTCTACTTCAACTAGTTCTGCATATAATAAATCAACAACATTATTAAATTATGGTGACGTTATTCAGATAAATATGAATAAAAATAAAATAGAAATATTGGCATTAACTAGCGATAATAATCAAGAAAATATGAATAAATTAGTTACTGTTTACGAAGATAAAAAAATACTTTATCAAAAATGGAATAATTTTATAATTAATTATTCTGGTGGAACTTTAGATATTTTTATAAATAATAAACTTGTTGCATCTAAACCAAATATCACACCTATAATGTCATATAGTAAAGTAACTGCTGGTTTTCCTAATGGTATTCATGGAGGAATTAAAGATATAGTTTATTATGATAAAGTTCTTTCTAGAAATAAAATACATTCAATTTATAATTCATACTTTTAATTTAGATAATTTCTAAGCCTATATTATATTATGGAATTAACTACCAATATATTATTAATAATAATTATTATAGTTATTTTGGTTTTACTTGTGAATTATTTTAAATCAGATAAAATAAAACTAAGTAATTTAAAAGCTGGAACTGAAGAAGAAATAATTAGAGCATCAAATTTATCATCAAATAGCGCAAGTAATAATTATGCATATTCATTATGGTTTTATGTTGACAATTGGCAATATAAATTAACAGATCAAAAGATTTTATTATCTCGTTCTTCTAAAAATTTATCAAATGTTAATAATCCTCTAATTACTTTAGCGCCATATGAAAATAATATAAATATAAGCATAACAACATATTCAAATCCCGATAAAAGTAAAAATGATATAACTATGTCTGATATTCCAACTATGACTCCCACATGTATGGTAAGTAATTTTCCTTTACAAAAATGGGTTAATTTGATATTAAGTTTAAATGGAAGAACTGCTGATATATATTTAGATGGTAAATTAGTGAGAACATGTGTTTTGCCCGGAGTTCCAAAGATCGATTCTGATGCAGATATTCATATAACACCGGATGGAGGATTTTCAGGATGGACCGCTAATTTTCATTATTGGGATAAACCACTAAATCCTCAGGAAGCATATAATATATATAAAAAAGGTTATGGTGGTGGTGGTTTATTTGGTGGTTTAACTGGTATGGTAAATAAATATAAACTTAAAGTATCTTATTTAGTAAATGATAAAGAAGAGGGTAGTTTTGAAATCTAACTTCTAGTATATTTTTATAAAATTTTATAATATTATAAATACTATAAAATTTTACTCTTTTACTGTTTAACTGTTTTAGTGATTTAGGGTTTATTCTTAAAATTTCTTATATATAATATATAAGGTATGACTTCTCTTTATGAAAAAATAAATACTAATGCTAATAATTTTACTACATTTGGTAATACAAAATATATAGAAGGTCCCAAAGATTTTTTGGAATCTAATAGTTTAGTTGCAAAATTTGCATTTTTATTATTAGTTATATTTATATTTATTATTGTATTACGTTTAGGTATATCTATACTGTCTTATATTTTTTCTAATTCACAAAATCCAATACTTATTAATGGTATGATTGATGGTGAACAATTATTTGTTATACCACAAAATCCTAATGTAAAAAATTCTATCCCGATTACTAGATCAATTAATGAAAGAGATGGATTAGAATTTACTTGGTCTGTATGGATATGGTTAAAAAATCCACCACTTTCAAATAATCCATCTAATAATTTAACCCAATATAAACATATTTTTAATAAAGGAAATGATAATATAGGAAGTGATGGTTTAGTAACACCAAATAATGCTCCTGGATTATATATAGGACCAGATTATCGATCATTGGTTGTTATTATGAATACTTTTGATGATATTAAAGAAGAAATAGTAATTAGTGATATACCAATTGAAAAATGGATTAATGTTATTATTAGATGTGATCAGCATAAATTAGATGTTTATATCAATGGAACTTTAACAAAAAGTCATATTTTAGGTGGTGTTCCTAAGCAAAATTATGAAGATGTATATGTAGCATTAAATGGTGGATTTGCTGGAAGAATATCTTCATTGCGATATTTTGCATCAGCAATAGGAATTAATAAAATTCAAAGTATTGTTGAAAATGGTCCAAATATGAAAACAAAAGATTCTAATATTACAACAACTAAACCATATTACTTATCATTCAGGTGGTTTTTTCCTGAACAAATAGATTCAGTTAATTTATAAATATTTATATAATTTATAATGAGTAAACCATGCCATGATAAAGGAGGTAAGCATCATACATCAAATAGTTTATATGATATTTCTACATGTAATATTATTAAACAAAATGCAGCGAATTGGATACCACCATGGTCTCGTGATTATAGAACCGGTCAACCTGGAGATAATGATCAACTAAGTCAGTGTGTAGGGACTGATGAACAACAAAAAAAAATACAAAATACATTTTTAAAAACTAACACCAATAGTTTCCATAATTTAACAAAAAAACAACAATATTCAAGAATTGCACAAGGACATGGTATTAATGGAAATAAATATAAAAATTTTGCAACACAAACATCCACGCTTACAAATCCTAATTATATGAATTTAAGAAAAACTGGTAAAACTTTACATTTATGTCTTACCCGAAGTTAATTTATTCTAGAAGTATATATAATGAATAGTTTAAAATCTTCTACTATAGTAATGCAGCCTAAATCTGCTACAAAATCTCTTGTTGATAAGTTAAAGAGTTTATCTGCAAAATCAACACAAAATATTATTTTGGATGATTCTGTATCAAATACAGATTCTCCAATTGTTTCTAATAGTATTACTAATTATATAAGATACGGTGTTATTATTATTATTTTAGCATTTTTTGGTTTAAATATTTTTTCTGGCCTGGGATTACTTACAGATAATTTAGCAGATTTTTTTAGACCTATATTAGTATTTTTTGGATATTCAATCGGCGAAACAACTAGACAAACAATTGATACAAGCGCGGAAGGAACAAAAGCAATTGTTGATGCTACAACAAAATCTATAGATAGTGCTATTGATATATTGGAAAAAAAGATTGATCCAGAGAGAGCAT